CCACCGATCCACGTTGGCATGCCGCGTGGAGCGCGACGAACATGTGTGGCAGCAGCGTTTGCGAGCCATCTTTTCACCAGTCATGTTTGTCTCCTACGAATAAACAGTGAACTCAGACGGCCAGGTATCGGACCCCTGATTGCACGTGCCGATTTCGAGGCTGTACAGTCCGTTGGGACAGTCTCCATTTCCAGCAGCGGGGCGTTCGTAGTAGCCGCCTCCGGGATCCCCGCCGAAGTTGAGATACCATTTGCCGTCTATGCATCCCATTTCGCCAGCGGTAAGGGCGTTGCCGGAGCCATCGTAGAAAGAACCAACGCCATCCGCGCCGTTCCAGACACAGCCCGTTCTGCGCGGGAAGTCCGCTGTATCAGTCCACGGCCCCATGTTGCAGGTCGAGAAGTCGAAGGCAACGTAATAGGTCTCGGCGCAACCGGGGCAGTCATCGGTGGGGCATTCCGGCGGGGGTGACGTAGCGGACGCCGTTTGCGTATCGGTATCCGTGTCCGTTTCCGTATCCGTGTCGGTGTCAGTTTCCGTTTCTGTGTCGGTATCCGTTTCGGTGTCCGTTGCCGAGATCGTCGGTTCTTCCTCCCCGGTCTCGGTCGGGTAATCGGGCCAGGTGATTGTGCCCGTGCCGGTCGGCTCCGCGCCCCCGTCGTCGCGGACGGCATAAACAAAGCGCTCGTGGTCTTGCGTAATTTCCTCGGCCAGGATCACGAAGCCATCATTGCCGAGTTTGATTTCCCATTCGCCCAATGCGGCGCCGACCTTCTCACCCGACGCGACGGGTATCTTGCCCGACAGGCGGAAGCGCATCACCGGTCCGAGGTGAATCCAGCGGCCATCATCCACGGCCAAGTCGGGGCCGGCGAACGGCAGGACGTTGCGCTCGTGATCGGCGTCGGGCAAGCCGACCTCGAAAGCGAAATGCGCGCCGGCATAAAGTCCGCCTGTCTCCTGGTCGGCTTGTAGCGTGCGGCAGACAAAGCCGTCCTCGATCGCGTCGGCGGACTTGTTGACGATACGGATGCTCTGGCCGTCCTCGGCCGGGATGCGAATCAGCGCCCAGACTTCTCCCGTTCCCGTGGCTTTCCAGAGGATTCGCGCGGGGCCGGTGACGGCAGATTCGAGGATCGTGGGATCGTCAACATAGGTCGCGTACTGGTGGCGCCCGTCATGGACATAGACCTTGCATGGCGTGATGCCCGTGAGCAGCGCCTTGCCGATTCCCTGATCGACAATCGGTTCCTGCAGAACGACGAGCAGTGCCTCTTCCCAAGGCGCCACGTCCTCGACGAGTTTGCACTCCAGCGCCATTTTGCGCAGGAACTCGCCCTCGTTGTCGGCCGGGTCAATCAGGATGCCGTCCACGGCAAGGATGCTGTATCTGTCGCGCGCTTCGCCGCTGGCGTTGCGGATAGTAACGAGATCGCGGCCGACGATCCCCCCGGCTTTGCTGCCGCCGTCGAAGGACCGGCCCTTAAAGTCGTTGGCCGCGTCTATGAAGGCGTTCCACGTGGAAGCCTTCGGAGCGAATGACTGAGCGACCGCAACTTTCTCCATGCCTCAGATCCCCAAATCGCCAAAGTTGCCGTACTCGTAAACCCTCTCGATGTAGACGCACTTCGGCACCCGCACTATCGAGTGCGCCGCATCGTCCACGGCGTCGGCGTACAGCACCCAGTAATATTCCCAGCCCTTCTTGGCGCCTACTTCGACGTCGCCAACCGTGAAGCCGTCCGTGTTCGGGAAGCGCGCGAAGTTGAAGCTGATCTGCCACAGGTCATCGCTGTCATCACCCTGACGCGAACCTGCCGCGCCGAGGAAAAGCACCTCACCACGGGCGAAGCCCCGGAAGATATCGGGATTTATTCTTCCTGTGAGATTGGCCACCTTCTTCTTGTAAGCCTCAGTTACCTCAGCCGCAAAGAAAAAGTGTGTCTCGCTGAACTTGAAGCCAGGTACGGTGATGTCTGTGCCGTTGACGTTCTCGCCGTCGTAGCCGATGGCCTCTTTATAGTCCGGGGCCGGCACTGCGCCGGCGACTTTATAAGAGCCGAGCGTCTCCAGGCTTTGCGTAATATGCTGTGTGCCACCGCTCGTGTCAAAGGCAAATTGAGGATCGGGCCTCGGGGCATCTGGGTCCGTCTGATCGGGCTTTTTGTAGCGGGCAGTGACCTTCCACGTCGTCTCGCCCAGCCGTTCCTTGATCTCGATTTCGCGGTGATAGAGAGTATAACCGCCATCATTGTAAGACACGGGTATCTCGGCGTAGCAGATGGTCTTGACCGCGTCCTCGTCGGCCGCATCGAACACGTTGTACTCGACCTCCGCCCTCTGGTTGAATACGCCGGTTCGCGGCTCAAACGCTTGGACTAGAGTTGCCATAATCATTCACCTCAGCCGAACACAAATCCCGAATCTTTAACTGCATCGGTAACTTTGTCGGTGCTTTTTTTGATGTCCGTCAGGAGCTTGTCGCGCTTCTCGTCCCCGCTGGTCCCCAAGCCCTGGCGGTTGGCCGCGGCTGCGCCGAACCCGCCGCGGACCTCGAACTTCTCCGCGGCTTCCTGTGTCCCCTCGCGTGCGCCGGCCAGCATGGGGCGCAGCTCGCCCAAACGACCTAGCTCATACTCCTGGGTCTCACGCAGCGTGTCTACCAAATCCTTCTCGGCATCCGTAACGATCTCCCCCCCCTCAGACTCCTTAGCGGTCGCATTATTAATCGCCTGAACCCGGTTCTTATAAGCGTCGTTCACCTCGTTACTAGTCTTTGTTATCTCGGCGCTGATGCGCGCGCGGGCGGCTTCGGGATCCTGCTCCATCATCTCCCGTGTACGCTTGTCCCACGCCTTCTCGTTGGCCTCTCGGATGCGCTGTTTGTCCTCCGCGCCTATCCCAGCGAGCTGCTCTGTCTGCCACTTCTGGGAGGCGGCCACGTTAGTGGCCCTGGTGGCGGCCACCTCAGCCGACTTGTCTTCCAGCTTGCCGAGGAACACTAGAAGGTCGTCAATTTTCTTTTCGTGCTTTGCCGCCTCCAGGGGCGCTATCTTGCGGAATTCCCCGACATACCCCGCTACCGCATCCGCAGCGGCCTCCCATTCGGTGCCTAGGCCCCTCAGCTCCTTCTCGAGCCCCGCCACTTCTTCCACACTCCCGCCAGCCTCTATCGTTGCATACAGCTCTTTTTCCTTTTGAGCGCGCTCCGCCTTGATGCGCCTCGCATTCCCGCCTATAATGTCCAGTTTTTCCATTGTCCCGGCCACCCCGCCTCCGGACGAGATCGCCTTAAGCCGCGCATCCAGTTGCGCAATTTTGGCGCTAATGCCCCGAATCTTTCCTTCTTGCGCCTTGTTATATTCCTTCCCCTCCAGCGTGGCTTTCGCTTTTTGTACCTTACGGCCATGCGCCGTCCAGCGAAATTCATCATCGTGGTCCTGCCCCGATTCTTCCCCTAAAAGGACGGCTTCCCTAGCCGCCTGCGCATCCGCCATTTCCTTTCGGACGGCCTTTTTCCGATCCACCAACCTCTCGCGGTATGCGTGTAGCCCCTGGCGTTCAGCAGCCTTCTTGCCGGCAAGCCCGGTAAGCCTCTCCGGGTCGCCGGCGCGCTCGAATACGTAACTTACCGCCTTTACCGTCTTGCCGAGTTTTTCGTACTCGTCCCCAAGCGCCTTGACGGCCTTTTTCTCGTGCCCTGCGGCCTTCTCCGCCGTTTTCATCGCGCGCGCTACTTTATCTTCCGCGTTCTTGGCGGCGATCGACTTCCGGTGTAGGTATCCCAGGCCAAGGGCCAAAGAGGCGATTACCCCGATCAGTGTGATGATCGCCCCAAGCGGATGCGCGGCCATGAATGTCATGGCCACGCTCAGTGCCTTCGTGGCAGTCACCACGCCGCCCATCACGACCTTGAGGGTGACCATCGCGCTGGAGGCGAGCAGCGCGACTTTGCCCAGCACGATCAGCGCAAGGCCCATGCCCCCGATCACGACCGTCGTCTTCAGGATTTTGCTGATGAGTTCCTTGTGCTGCTTGATAAAGACCGTGATCGTGCCCGCGATCTCCACCGCTGTTTCCATCCACTCGCGGAGTGTCGGCCCTATTGCTTTGCCAATGGCGATCGCAGTTCCTTCCGCCGCCGACTTCATCATCCGCCAGCTTCCGCCGAGCGTATCGTCCATGATATCGGCCGTTCGTTTGGCAGTGCCGGCCACGTCGTCGAGCGCGTTGCGGATGTTCTTAAAGCCCTCGCCGGCTTTGAGCTTGAGCGCACCCTTAGCCGCGCGCCCGAAGAGCTGCTCGAAGATTGCGAGCCGTTGCCGAGTCCCCATTTGGGCTGTCGCCTGGCCGATGTCGGCAATGATGTCGACAATGGGGCGGAGATCGCCGGCAGTGTCGGCGGCGGCAACGCCGAGGCTGGAGAGCGTGGACTGGGCTTTGTCGCTCGACAAGTTCTTGTACGCGCGGCCAAGGGCGGTGCCGGCCATTGTTCCCTTGATCCCGTTATTGGCCAGGATGGCGAGCGCGGCGGACACGTCCTCAATCGTCTCGCCGGCTTCAGACGCCATCGGCGCGACGTACTTCATCGACTCGCCAAGCTCCTCCAGCGTCTGCGCGGAGTTGTTTGCCGTGAAGACAAGCACGTCGGTGACGTGCTCCATGTCCTCGGCCTCAAGGCCGAAGCCGCGCATGGCGGCCGCCGCGATGTTTGCCGCCTGCCCGAACTCAGTCGCTGTCCCGCGCGCGAGATTCAGCACGGGGGAAATGCCGGCGAGTATCTGCTCGGACTTGAATCCCGCGCGGCCCAGTTCGGTCATGCCGCTGGCGACCTGAGCGGACGTGAAGGATGTTGTCCGGCCGAGGCGCTTGGCTTCTTCGGCCATGGCGCGGAACTGGTCGGCGGTCGCGCCAGTGACGGCGCGGACCTGGGCCATCTGATCCGAGAAGCCGGCGAAAACGCGCGCCGACAGCGCAAGCGGCGCGGCGATCACAGCGGCCACCTTTGCCATGCCCATGCCGATCTGGCCGACACTGACGCTGAACGCGCGCAAGCGCTTCTGGGACTGGTCAAGGCTCCGCATCAGCGCGGAGTTGTCGGCATAGACCTTGACCATCGCTTTGCCGGCTCGGATCGCCGCGGCCATCAGACAGTCCCCCTGATGCTGTCGCGCCACATGCCGGGGAGCTTGGGCAGTTCACGCGCGAGGGCTGGCCCCATGTAAGGGCGCGGCTGAATAACAGCCCGGCGCGAGCCGCCGGCGAAGGAGACAACGCCCCCACGCTCGAGGACGCCGGGTGCATCTCCCCTGCCAAACAACACCGGTCCGATAGTGACGGCGCGCTCGTCAGTCTCGTACCAAAAGAAAATCTTGTTCTTGAGCCTACCGGTCTGACTGCGGGGCGGCTCCCACGGCTTGGAGGAGGCGAACGGCTTGCGGCCAGTAATGTGATACGACCGACGCTCCAGTTTCGTCATGTCCGCGAGGCGCTTGCGCTTGGGCCTGCGAATGGACCGGCGGGCGGTACGGCGGACGAAGGCGCCGAATCGGCTCAGGACGCGGCGCGTGGCTTTGTCCACAGCATTCACGACGAGGGGCTTGTCGAAAAAGAACTCCGTTTCAAGGAGTGTCTTCTTCCCACGAGGCCCTTGCATCGCTTCAAAGCCGCGGCTCATGCTTTCCTCTGATCCACAAACACCTTCTTGAGCAATCCGATGTTCTCTTTCGTGAGCGGGACGCCGTGCTGCGGCCTCCCACGCGACGGGAATGGGTGGAAGTCGTCCCGCGTGAACGGTCGATGCTTCTCGCCTCGGTGGCAGTTCGCCGTCAGCGCCAGCAGGTCACTCGTGCGATCCCATTCCACCCTCTCCCTCTCCTCAGCCATGCGCACCAACTCGGCCAGGGTGAAGGGGTCTGGATTCAGCCCGAGGATTCCGGCGCACTTGTAGACGACCCGCCATGGATCAACTCGGTGAGTTGCCGATCCAGTTCCGGATCGTCCAGCCTTTCCTCCGAGATCCTCGCCGATTCGCTCATATACCGGTTGATTTTCGCGACGACCTTGCGAAGAAGAGCCCGCCGCTTTCCGGGGAAAAAATCCGCAAGTTCCTCGAGGAGGGCTTGCGTGGCGTGGTCAATCGGGTCGCCGGCGAGCGTCGTGCCGAAGTCCTCGTCGGTGATGTTCTTTTCCTGCGCTTGCGGGCGGCAGATAGCGAAGATCACATCGGCGAGAAGCACGGGATCGTCTATCAGCGCGCCGAGGGTTTTGCCCTCGTCGGAAACGACAGCCATGAGGTCCACGTTGCAGAGGTCCCGGACACGCTTGACGGCGGCAACGTTCAGAGCAACTGCCCACTCGCGGTTCGCACAATCGCGAAACGTTTTCACAAAGCACCTCCTCGCTTAGTATGTGCCGGTGGGCGATGCGCCGCCCTCGTACCAGACCGGGGCGTTGGCGGAGTAGCTGGGGGCCATCTCAATATCCACCGTTATAACGTCGTCCAGCGGCTCGTTGCGCGTGAACTTGAAGATTTCCATGTCGGCCAGCAGGCCGTTCCCGGTGGCGATGGCGCCGTCCATGACGGCAATGCCGATGACGTCGCCATTGAAGTAGGCGTCGTGGATCACGCCGAACCCGGCGTCGTCAGCATCCCAGACCATCTGGAACTCGACGGAGGCGTCCTTCAGCCCGGACTTGTTCGCTTTGAAACCATTGTTGCCGCGCGTCGTGGCGTCGGCCTTGGACTTGTCCATGGTCAAAGTCACGTCGCGGGCGTTCGTAAGTTCGGTGAAGTCGCCGGCGGCCTCGTAGCCACCGACCTTGTAGTAGAGCTTTGCTTCGAAGCCGTGCTTCGCGCCCATGGCTGGGCCTCCCTATGACTGAGTTTCGATGTACGTGACTGTGATCACGCTGGTAAATGTACGGAGCTGGCGCAGGTGATCGGGCAAGTAGATAGGCTCATGCTGCGTTCGCTTCCAGATTCCGTCGCCGATGCGCTGGCGATTCAGGAACGTTCGCACTTCTTCGGCCAGGGCAATGAGCGGATCAATCGTCGTGTTGTCCACCGCTGAGACACGCTGCTGGATGGCAATGTCAATCTTCATCTCGTGGGCGGTGAGGCCCCGCGTGAGCGACGTCAACTCGTCGCTCCTTGGGACGACCGATACGGTGAGGCCGTCAAGGTCTTCGAGCTTGGTTTGCGGGAGTACGATCCGCTTGGCCATGAAGTCCAGCGCGAAGGTCTCAGCGTTCAGCGCAACGACGACAGCTTGTGCAAGTTCGGTGATCATTCCTGGCCAACGTATTTCGTGTGAATACGGTAAACGGCGTGGTCGCGATCCGACCAGCGCCAAGGGGGTTCATTTGCCGGGGCCATGACTTCGTAGACCCGGCCCGATTCGACGATCTGATCTCCGGCGGCGGGCGTGACGGCTGCATCGTCCAGGACAAGGTCCGATGCGCGGAGAATATAGTCGCGCCCTTCGATGTGCTCGAACATCCCGTAGCCTGTGTCCACGCGGAAAACCGTCTTGCCGGCAGTTGCCAGCACGGCTACGGAGGATGCGCCACGGCGATAGGTCGCGGAGCGACTCATATGCGCGCGGCGCATCCCATCCAACCACGTCGTACCGGTGGTGAGCAGATCACTCATGGTTCAAGTTGCGCTCCTACTCCGGGGGCGTCCCCGTGCCGGTTGTCGTCGCGTAGTCGGCTTCCAGGCCAGCGAGGAGCTTGGCGTAAACATAGTCGTCGGCCGCGGCAGCAGCGCTGTCGGGGTCGCCGGAGCCGGGAATCGGCACGGCCTTGCCGAAGTACGCGCCTTCGGCGGCGGTGGCGACTTCGGCGTCCTGATCCCAGAACACGTCGTCGCCGGGCACGAAGGCGACGCTCTCCTTCGGCAACTTGAAGATTCCCTCGGCATAGGCGGCACCGAGATCGTCGGCGGCGATGTCGTTCACCGCCACAACGCACATCCGGTTGTTCAGCACGACCACCTGGCCGGCGTCCACAGCGGCGGCGGGCGTGTAATCCACGCGATCGCCAGCAGCCTTGAATTCAGCGGTAGGCATGGCTTGCTCCTTTCAGTCTCCTGGGGTTACGTTGTCTTGGACTTGATGCCCAAGCGCTCGTTGACCTGGCAGACGCCGATGTCAAAGTATCCGCGCCACGCCTGGCCGAGCAGGTCGGCCGACAACGGCGCGTCCTCGACGACGGGACCTTCCTGGCCGTTGAGGTACGCAATGCCGAACGCGGCGTCGTTGCCTGCTTCGGGGAACAAGTACCAGTACTCGTCGTTGCCCGCGAGGAACGGGACGCTGAGGGCCTCGTACATGCCCTCGTAGTTGTTGCTCGCGCCCTCGAGCTTCGCTGCCGTCGTGGACCCGAGTTGGCTGGTAAGAAAGCTCTGGCTCTTGTGCATGCGGCGGCCGGCGGCGGCCAGGGCGGGCGGGAAGACAGCGATCTTCGGGATGATGAGAATCCTGTTGTCGTTTTCGTCCGTCATCTCCTCAAGCGCCTGCGTGGCGGCGTCGTAGCCCGCAGCATCCACGGCGGCGCCCGTCACGTAGTTGTTGTTGGCGGCCGCGAAGAAGTCATCGGTGTTGGCCACGACGAGCGCCCAGAACAGGTACTCGCGCGTGTAGGCAGCCTTTTCGCCGATCATGAGCGGGATCGCGCTGAAGGCGCCGAGGTCATCGTTTTTAAGCATCTTGCGGGTGATGCCGATGATCTCGCCGTAAGTGTCCACCGCGAAGGTGAACGAGTCCTCGGTGAGCGTGGCGTGGGTCAGTTCGCCGCCGTCGCCAACTTGCGGCAAGACCTTCCCGGTGCCGAGCCGGTACCCAGTATGGGTTTTGAAGTCGTTGGCCGACAGCTTCTTGGCGATGCGCGGCGCGAACGACGGGACGGCGTTGTAGGCGCTGAGCATCATCTTGCTTGCGCTGTCGCTCAGGATGCCCGACAGGCTCACCGTCGAGAAGCCGACCGCGGCCCAGACGTCGGGGCCGTCCGACAGGCTCGGCACGGGCCGGCCTTCCATGCGGCAGCACAGCTCGATGATCCCGCGAATGCCCATGCTGCGGTGCTTGTATGCGGCCTCGAGAATCGGGGCCTCGTAAGCCTTCTCGACGTTGCGGGACGGCTCCGTCGAGCCGAGGCGAATGGCGGCCTCGACAACCTGGCTGTTGATGCGGCCGTCGTCGCCCTTGATGTAGGCCGGGGCCTGGGGGCGGGCGGCGCGCAACTCGGTCAGTTCGACTTCGGACTGAACCCGCTCGACGGGCCAGTTTTCCTCAATCGCCTTGGCAGCGACGTCGGCGTGGTCCTTGGCGGCGGCCTGAATCTTCGCCACGCGAAGCTGCTCGGCGGCCATGTCCTTGCGGAACTGCGTGAGCTCCGCGCGAACGTCAACGACGATAGTCTTGCGGTCGTCGCCTTCGCCCGCGGCCACGTCGGGCTGAGCCGGCGCGATGGCGGGCTTCGGCGCGGCGGTGGCCTTGACCTCGGCGTCGTACAGCAAGCGCCAGGCGGCAACCGTCTCCTCCGGCGCGCCTTCGGTGCTGAGGCCCTTTGCCTCAACCCATTGACCAAACGTCATGGCATACTCCTTCCTTACTAAACTTGCGGACGCGGCGATCTTCGCCGAAGTGTTTTCGTCCGCGCCCAAAACCAAAATTGACACTTCCTTGAGTCGCGCTTCACGCGCGACGAGTAGCGGCCCCTTGAACGTCCGGCCGTTGACTTTGATAGTTGCGCCAGCCTCGATAGTCTCCGCACGAATGACGCCGGCGCGGATGCTGGCCTGCCAGCGGAATCCGCCGCGGGAATGATCGAGCACCATGCGGGAGCGCTCATCTTCTTGGCCGGTGATAGTGCCGGCAATGACGAGCTTCCGGCCGTTGTTCTTGATCTCGTCGGATTGGCCGAGGGGGGCGGTTGCATCGTGATCGAATAGCAGCGGGACGCCGACCTTGGGCACGCTGAGACCTTTGAGGTCCACGACCACGGATTGCTGACTCCACCACTGCTCAAGCGGGGCGCCGGTGTAGGCAACGATCTTGACGGTGGGCCGGGACTGCTCGTCCACGGCGGCGACAACTTCCACTTCGCCGCCAGAGCACAAGATGTCTTTCGAGTTTTCCAGCGCGGCGCGGACGGCCTTGTCCTTTCCGAACATCAGGATTCCTCCTTCGGTTGCGGGTTCGGTTGCGGTGCGGGGGCAGCCTGTTGGATAAGCGCTTTCTCCACGGCCCACTGCCGGAGTTCCGGCTCCCAGTCACGGCCGTCGAGTCCGTAATTGTTGGCGAGCGTATCGCCGCCGCATTCGTGGAGGATTTTGAAGGCGTGCGCCTCCTTGAGCGGGTCGGCCTTGGGAAAGCCCGGCCACATCCAGCGATACCGGAAGCTCGGGCCGAGGCGGGAGAGTTCGGGGAGATAGGCCCAGACGTTCGACGCCTCGCGCTTCCATGCGTCGAGGATCCGGTCGCAGCCGTTGATAGACAGGTCGTGCCGGTCCACCATCAACCCCGCATAGAAGACCTGATAATCGAGTCGGCCCGAGGCGTAGTTGTAGTCCGACGAATTGCAGGCGGCGATGTTGTAAGGCATGTTCAGGCAGCGGGCGATCTCGTTGACGATCTCGCGCTTGAAGTCGGAATAGACCGTCGTGGGCTGCTCGGCTTTCATCTGCAACGCCTTGTAGCCGTAGGGCGCGACGGTGAACATATTGGGTTCGAGGTTGACGGCCTCGAACGGCTCGGCCTCGATGGCGGTCTCCTGCTCGGCGAGCTGGTCGGTGTAAAGCCAACCGGCCATGTTGGCCGCGCTCTCAGCCGCAAGCGTCGTCGCCAACGTGTAGCGCCGAAGCAAGGCATAAAGCGGGAGCGCGGGGGTAATTTCCGGGATGCCTCTGCGCTGGCCGGGGCGGTCCTGCCGGAAGGTGTGGATCATCGAGGAGGCGGGAACTATGTCCGCCGCCATCGGCGTGGCGAAGAGCGCGTCTCCAGGATGGCTGCGGAGAACGCGATAGGTGACTGGATTGCCGAACCCGTCGAACTGGATGCCGTCGGCATTTTTCGCGTCTATGGTGGAGTGGTTGTCGCTGACGCGGTCGCACTCGACTATGGCAACGTCGAGCTTGACGGGGTGGGGAACCGACGGATTGTAGGTAAGCATGGCAAACGCCTCGCCGTCTTGCGCGCGGGCCATGCGGAGCGTGCGGAGCTTGGCGGCGAGATTGATTGCCTTGCACCAGGAGAGAAACTCGTACTCGACTTCGCCCGTGGCGTCCTTGTCGTCGTCGAGAATCTGGAGGGTCGGCCCGGTGGAAACGCAGTAGTTCGCCAGGGTGAGGACGATGCCCTTGGCGTAAGAGTTGTTGGCGACTTCGTAGCGCGCGCGGTTGCGGAGCTTCTTGCGGACGGACGGCGAGGCGACGGCGTCGGCGCTGAGCGCGTCGGCGTTGGCCCAGTGGCGCTTGTTGTAGTCGGTGGTCTTGGCCGCATCGAAGCCGGCCTGCGCGTCGGCGAAGCTCTGGGGGGCCGGGGCGCGCGGGCGCGGAAGCGGCTTGCCGTTGGGTCCATAGAGCGTTGGCCGCTTGACTCGCGTCATAAGAGGCATCACGCGCTCCCTGGGGGGACGAGTTTCATAAAGCGCAGGCCCGTCGCGCCACGTTCCGCGGCGGCTGTTGACTTGAGGTAGCGGTCGGCGGCAATCTGATCCTGGACGGCCTGTGCCTTGACACGCGTGCCGTCCTGCTCGACTTCGGCGGGATTCTCGGCCGTGGTCTTGATCGTGTCGCTCAGCACGGTCGCCGGCACAGCGGCAGCAGCGGCCGCCGCGGAAGTCGGCCCGGTCAAGCTGTACTCAATCCAGTACGTCTCGCCGCCATAAGTGACTTCGATCCAGTAGGGGTAGGTCAGGTCATCGGCTGGATCGGTGAAGGTGTAGGTGTGGGCTCCGGTTGACGCTCGCGCCATGGCAGTGCCGGCCGCCACAACCGAAGCGTCAGTGTCGTCGCGCTTGACGCCGACAGTCGCCGCTTCGTTGGACAACTCCACGCTCGTCATGTCGGTGAGAACGCCATCAAGTTTGAAGGTCCGCCGTATCGTGCTCATCCCACCACCAAATTCTGTCCGTGAATACTCAGGTTGACCGGCGCGCCAGGAGTCAACACAGCGATCTCATCACTCAGGGTTTCAAGCGTGTCGGAATCCTCGCCGGTTCGCGCAACCTTCGTAGCGCCTGCGTCGTCGGCCTTCAGCGGGAATGCCGTGGACTCGTCGTAAGACACGGCCTTGATCGCATCGGCGGCAAGAGTCATAGCGGAGCCAACAGCCGCAGGGCTTGCAGGAATCAGGTCAGTCTTGTCCTTGATCGCCGCAGCATCGCCAGTGCCAGCGGCCTTGACGATGTTGTGGATGTTGACGATGTTCGCGTTGTCCGGCGCGGTGGTGTTCGCACCGTCAGTCCCGCGCATCGTCGTCTTTGCCGCGTCATAGG